ATCTTCAACTTTCTCGTCTCCAATCGAAGCGTAGCGCCTGATAGGAATAACTGGTATCTTGGGCTATTTTTTTGTTGGTTTTCTTGAATCAATTGGCCCCACTTCATCCGGATAATAACCTTCAGGCGGTTCAATTCCATAATAATCAAAGTCAATTAAAGGAACAACTGTACAATCATTATAAGGATGATGTAACATCATATACTCGTAAGCCTGGTCAAGCGTTTTAACTGCAGGCGAATTATCAACACACCATTGACACGGATTTGCACCGAGTTCTATTTTTGCTCTACTTAATCCATCAATTTTTGCAGCATCTATTCTACCAAGATTATAAGCTATCGGAATTTCAGTTCTAACAATTTGTTCTGCTTTCCAATATTTTGATTCGTCAAAAATCCTGAAATTGCATTAGCAATTTCAGTATCTGAAATTTCATTAGCAATTTCAGTATCTGATTTTCCAGTTTTAATTCCGTCTTTAATTATACTTCTCACATTTCGTTTAAAGAATTGAGCATTGTCTCCTTTTACCATTCCATTTATTGTATTATTTGAAATTCTAATTGCAGATTTTTTAGCTCTATCAAATGCTGCTGGCGGCATGTAATCAAAACGAAATGTTCCATCTTTTCCAGTTTCTCCATCAGAAAAGCCTAAGCCCTCTCCAATTTCTTTAAATCCAAAAAGATATGAGGACTTTTCACCAGATACTAAAGAGACAGTGAGTTCCTTACCGGTAGGAGCATCAAGAACCAAATCTACTTCGTCAGATTCTATAGCAAGTTTTTTATCTTTAGCTTGTTTCCAAAATTCTTTGAGTATTTTTTCTTTTACTTTGTCAAAGTCTTTAACAAGATTATCTTCAATCTCTTTATTTATCTTATCCAAAGATTCTGACATTGTAAATTTAAACTTTGTATCTTTCAGAACAGCCCTGCCCTCAAGAATGGCACCGTAGTAATTGTTCAGAAATTCAACAACAGTTTCTGGACGAATACCATAGTGCCCCAGAACCGTTCTGATTACGTAAAAGGGTCGACTTCCTCCTCCAATTCCTCATTATCTTCAAATTCTTTTTCTTCAATTGTTTCTTCGTCAACTGAAGGAAATAAAGAACCCTTTTTAGTAATTCTTCTTGGACCTACTTTAAACGTATTTGTTGGAAGTACCTTTTCTTTCATTGCATCAATTTTTTTCTTTTCACTTTCAATCTCGTCAGTAAAAATTATTGTTCCGTCTCTCATTTGCATAAATGGCTTATCGCCTGATTCTCCAGAAATGGAATCTAAACCTACCATTTCTCTAATTTCGTTAATTGAAACACAACCATATTTTTTTAGAACATCAATCAATCTTGCTGTCTCTTTCAAATCACGAATTGGATAAGTTTTAAATCTGAATCGCCAATGATAAATACCCAACAAATCAAGATAACGATTTATAGTGCTCTCAACTAATACAAGCAAAGGTTCTATTTCTTCCTCATAGAACGTTCTATTTATATATTGTGATTCTTTAACTTGAGTTTGTTCAATGCCTAACTTTGAAATAGGAACACCAAGAACGGCAGATAATTCATCACGAACAAATTCTCGTAAGTCCTTAGCTTCCATTTTCGTCTCTTTTAATTCAAGATCCTGAACCTTGCATTCGCCTTCCAAAGCAATAAATGCAGAATACGATCCTTCAATTCCTTGATGTAAAATTTCAATTTGTTTTCTATTTCTTGACATTTGTTCTGAACCAAGATTTTCAGGAAAAATAAATACTTTGCCCTTACGAACTCCTTCCGTAAAAGATTTCTTATTTAACCCCATTGCATACACATCAACCAAAACTGCATACTCAGCAGATTCAATTGGAGCATTGGGTCTCAATTTTCCAAGTGGATCTGGAAACTTAAACCAAATCACTTCATCAAAATCAAAAAAGGCTTCGTCACCTAAAACTTTTTGAATGTAACTCGTCTCGCCTTCGATTGAATTTCCGTGTTCATCTACTATTGGCACTACAGATCCATCCAAAATATAAAAATCAATTGGTGAGCCTTTTTTATTTCTAACTACTTCCCAAAAAGATTCGCCAAATAATTCAAGTTGAGTTATAGATTTGTATATTATCTCATTCCAGGATTCAGCCTGATTTGGAAATTTAAAGAAGTTTATAATTTGTTCCTTCTCAACTAAATCTTGTTTACCAGAACCCTGAAATTTAATATCAAAACCAATAGTCATAATAATTTTTGCTTTCTTTTCAATCATTGCTCTAATCCATGAGTGTCGGCGCCACATCTCATAATGGAGTTGTTTCTCTTTTTGTTTTTGCCATGGATGTTCCATGTAAAAAGAGCGAAATCTAAATCCCTTTTGTTGTCCCCTTGGAACAAATGTTTTAACTTTAATATCTGATGGAATTTGGTCGTCGTGGGATACTAGTTGAACTTCTTCCTGTCCACCTATATCAGTCGTCTGAATCTCCCGCGTCATATTTTGCTCCTTCAACTTTGAGTTGGTATCTTTGTTTTTTAATCAATTCTACACGATGCATTACATAATCCAAATCTTCAAAACTTTTAATCATATCAGCTACAGAATATTTAAGTTCAAGTTTATAAAATATTAGTTTTTCTTTTTTAGTAAGACTCATTTCTTCTACAAATTTTCCTTCTCTCTTTTCACAACGATAGTTTATTACTGTATTTTTTGTAATTATTTCATCAAGCAATAATTCTCCTATATGATTTAAAATTAAATCAGAATGAGAACCTAAAGGAATAAGCCTCGGCTTTTCTCTTTTAAATAATAAACTAGAAGCACTGAACGAAGCGAAATCCATATTGGCTGAAGCAATGAGAGCATAATTAAGAGCATGCGCCAAGTGATCCTGTCTTAGTTTTTTATACTCATACCTCATATCGCCACTTGAATCTTCAATCTTAACTCTAACTAAGGAAAGCAAATGCTGATAAAATCTTGCAAGTTTATCTGAAACAGGAAATATCATCTTTCGCGTTTTTATGTTTTGAACTAAATATTCCAAAGTAGAATTTCTATCTGCAGTTACTATTCCTTTTTTGGGCTGCCAATTTATATGTTCGCGAACTTTGTCTTGATAGTAACACAAAAATATATCTCGCTTATTACTATCTTGAAACTCTCTTGCTTTAAACGAATCCGGAAGTCCATCAATCACTGCTCTAACAACACCAAATTGTTTTTTTATTACTTCCAACTCTCTCCAACAATTCTTTCCGGTTAGATGGTCAACATATACTAAGACTTTTTTATCTCTTCCTGGACGAATGACTACAACCCACAAGTCCTTTCCGCCTTGATCAACCCCCATGCAAGTGTGCTTATCAGTATGCATTAAAGTATGATTCTGATTTTCACAAGCCTGTAAATCTGCAAGTACCAGTTGGTCCTCATCGCCCTTAAAAGGCAAACCTAATTCATAATTAACAAAATCTTTTTCAAATCTATATGTAGCTTTTGAGTTAATTAAATCTTGAGCCGAAACTCTAGGAGCACATAATTTAGTTGGATGATAACCGCGTCTTATTGACTTGCGGTTATCTGCCTTCCACCAGCCTTTTCTCCTTGAAATTTCTTTGTGACAATTTGGACAACCAAAATAATATTTCAAACTTTCTTTATCTTGGTGAAGTATATCTGGCCAAGAACAACAAAGTTTGAAAATAAATCCGCAATGTTCACATTTGTACCACCAATGATGTTGATCTGTACTTACGAAATGTTTATGAATTCCAAAATCAACATAGGTTGGCGTTCCAAATGTTGTTTGCCATTTATAATCTGAATTTCCTATACGGCTTCTAAACTTTGAAAGTATATCACCTTTGGAATCGTCAACTTCATCGTGTGAAAGAAAATCTGCTGCAATTGAAATGGCTTGCCTAGTTAGCCAAGCTCCTTGCAAAAAGAAAAAAGATTTACAGATTTGTTTTTCAAAAACTGAATCATAATAATGTTCAACTTTTCCAGTCTTTTTGTTTTTCTCAGTAAATATTTTATAATTCTCTTCACAAATAGTATCAATTCTCTGTTTTGAAATTGAAGAAGCAAGTGAACGAGAAGGCAAAGTATAAATTGATGTAGTTCTTGGATGGAGTTTCAGAGCAATCATATTCCAAATTAAAGCCCATAGCGTAATTCCAACCTGAGCAGCTTTCATTATAACTTTATCAGGATGCCTATCTTCGTATATCTGAACCATGTGAGGATATTCTTCTAAAGAAAGAAGTTTACCACCTATTGTTATTTTATTTTTATTAACTTCTTGAAACAAATCAAAGTCAACTCGTTTTCTTTCAGCATCATCTTCGCATGCGTGATCGTGACAATACAAATATCCTCTCATTCTAAAATTTCTGCAGCGAACTCCTTCATCGTCACGAAATCTACACTGAAATTCCTCTTTAAAATATTTACGATTTTCTCCTTTTTTGAGAGACCCTCGTTTCTTTTTTTTCTTCTTATATATTTTTTTATACATTTCTGTTTTCATCGTGCATCAACATTTCTTCAACTTGAATTGTTCCAAGATTAACCTTTTCTGAAATTGAACTATGATCTGTTTCAATCAACTTCATTTCTGGATACTTTTCCAAAAAACTTTGAACCATTAACCTTGAACTTTCAGTAATCAAAATTATCTTATGTCCAAAAGTTAAATAACCGTGTACCAGTCCGCATATCCTACATGGTATATCGGTACTTATAGCATATTGTTTTTCCCTTGCCATGTTTTACTCCTTATAAGGTTATTCCTGCAAAATTCAAAAGAACTGCCCGCATAATAATACCAGTAAATCCATCCAATACCTTCTCAAGTTTAGAAGCAGCTTCTCGTTGATTCTTTGCAACTTTAAATAAACAAGCAGCAGCAATAGCTTTAGTCTTAGCGTCTGCATCTTCAACTATCTGGTCAATGGACTTTCCATCCTTCATTGCCAAAAAAATCAACTCAATTTGTCTCATTACTTCTTTATTAATTTCTTCAATATCTTCAGGAATGCTTTCTTGGATTTCTTGAAATGCTTTTTTAACTTCAGTTGTTAATTCTTTTGTAAGTTTTTCAAATCCCATTTTACTTTACCTCCAAAGATTGAATAGCTTCATTTTCCGCTTTAATTGCAATTCCAACAGCCTGAAAACCAGATTTAAATTTTTCTTCTAATTCACGAAGTAATTTAAGATTTTCCTCGCTTGGATTTTCTGCGTATATTTTCATTTGACCCGCGAGTTGAGTGTAGTCGTTATCAAGTGAATCATAGGCGGAAACCAATAGCTTGGATCCTTGTTGTAAATTTTGAGTTATCAGCGGAGAACAACCCGCTAAAACATAAGTGATAATTAAAGTAAGAATTACTATAATTGCTATCTGAATAGAATACTCAATCAACTTTCTTTTGGCCTCTTTGTCCATGCTTCCTCCTTTTAAGATTGATTTTATTATATACAAAAAATGACAAAATTCAATCTATTTAATGAAATGCTAATATAAAAGAATCACTTTTGTATTAGAAAATATTTTTTTAAAAGTATTCACATTTTTATCTGTATTTTAAATAATATCAAAAAAAAGAAGTACCTAAGCTGCTTTAATGTTATTTAAGCAATAAGTACAAATTGCTCCTTTGCATTCTTTTCCAACTAAAATTTCACGATTACATTTTTTACATTCAATCAATTTTTTGTTTCTACTTGTAAGTTTAAATGTCTTTTTTTGTTTTATTATTTTTTTAATTTTTTTAATTTTTTTTACTTTTTTAATCTTCTTTATTTTTTTGTAAATCTTCTTCATTTTTAGCTTCTCCTCCGATACGATTGGACTTTGTAATTTCAATATATCGTTCAAGATACCACTTTGCTTTTTCCAAATCCTGTAAAGCTTCACCAGAATACTTATGCCTTGAAATATATTTTACTACATTTCCAAGATGAAATCCAAATTGCTCGTCCTCAATGAAATCAATCACTTCAATTTTATTTTGATTATAGTGTATTGGATGATTTACTGGTCCGCCTTTGACATTATCCATTTTCTCTTTTTTCTGCATTGTACTCACCGTCCTCTTCTTTAATTTCCTGAATTAAATCAGATGCTTCGCCTCTCTTTAAATTTTGTAATTCGTGTTCCTTCAAATTTGAAATATTTCTTAAATAACTTACTTGTCCAACCGTTGCTAATTTATCTCTCCAAAATTCATCCATGATTTTCCTCCGTTAATTTCAACATTGTTAAACGATAATCAACTTCTTTTATTTTAAGTTCAATCTCCAATTTTAAAATATTATTGTAACCAAGTTGATATTTTTTCCATGCAAATATTAATTTTTCAACTTCTTCAATCAATCTATTTGTTCTCTCTTTTTTAATAATTCCAATGCTTTTGCAATCTTCCATAAATAGGATTCTCCTTTATGTGATTTTGCAATTTTATCAAGTATTTTTTTTCTTTCAAGTTTTATTTTTTTAAATTCAGACGTTCCTCTTTTAGGTTCTAACTCTTCGCTAAAATCTTCTTTTAACATTCTTCTGTCTATTTCCCCAATAAGCAAAGCAACAAACTCAGTCTTAAATGGATTGCAAATGCCACAAGGATTTCTGCACCCGGTATTAGTTCTTTTGATTCTTGGCATATACTCGTCCCTCTCTGTGTCCATTAATAATGGAATCTATACACTGAAAACAAAGTGAAAAGCGATAATCAAGAATTAAATCTATTAGATTTGGCTCACCAAACAATTGAAAAAGCATACCAGCTTGAACATTTCTCCAGTACATTTTTTTGTGAGAATCGTCGCTAGAAGCTTTTCCAATTATGGTTTCCATCTTGTTAGTATGCGCTTGTGTACAATTTGAATTTAACAAATCCCACATCCATTTTTTAACTTGCTCGTCTTTAGATTTTTTCTTTTTCATTGAACGCCTCATTTGCTAAATCTCCAAATATACATTCAACTTCTCTTGCCAAATATAAAAGAGCCTTCAACATAAGACTTCTAATTTGCCATTGCGCTTTTGAATTAAGCGCTCTATGTTGAAACATGTGTCGCCACTGTCTGAAGTTTGCTGTAACGACTATTTCTGTTTTCGTTGCATTTGGCAAGTAACACCTTGCATCTTCAGGAGAAACATGATTTTCTCTTGCTTCCAAATAGCAACGATAAGCTTTAGCACATTGGTCCAAAAAAGCAGAATAAAAAGCTTTACCAGTTTGAGTGCTACTCCAACACCAATGACTTGAATTTGCAGTAATATCAATAAGTTTATAAGTTCCTAAAGGAAGAGATTTTGGATCTTGTACTTTAGGAGGACATATAACTTGCAATCCTTTTACTCCATAATCACAGTAGCGCTGTGATTCTTGAGAATAGGAACATAAACGATGCCTGACTAATTGATGTGTCATACTTCTATCGCCAATAAATAAAATAGAAGCAATTCCATGTTCAATTACTGATTCGTGTCCAAGTCCTACTATCTTCTTAATAAATTTTTCGTCGCTTCCTTCTTTAGTTTTATCTTCGCTTTTATAACATACTCTTCCAGCTCTTTCAATAATTTTAAGTTGTTCGCTAAGCATTCCTGATGGTGTAAGTAATTCAGCACTTGGTTTGACCACTGTTATTTCCATATTTCCTCCTATAGAAATTGAAGTTCTTCATAAGCAAATACATAATCTTTTCTGTTTATCGTAATCCAATAACCGTTCCACCCAATTATTGGCCGTTTAATTTTTCCAATCTTTCCGATTACTTTGTCTGGAGGTTTCGGTACAATATTCCAAGCAGAAATTCTATCTACATCAAGTATTTTTACTATTCTAACTTTGTCGCCTCTGGCCATATACCCTCTCCTTTTTTAAAGTACGGAACATATAAGTAAAGTCCAAATTATAAGCCCCACAACTTGTCCATGCATTATTCCTTTCCAATTATTTTTTAAATCTTCTTTTTTATCAGGAGATGAAAATACGTCTTCGTACATCATTCCTACTGCCCAAACAAGCGGAATCCCAATTATAGGTATAAAAGCCGATAAAATAAAACAAATAATATAATGTCTCATTTCTTTCCTCCTTAATTTATTGCCAAATTTCAATGTCAACTCCTTGTTTTATTGTTTTCAATTTATTTCCTCAGATACAATTTCAACTGATTATAAATTTCAAGTGACTTTTTTCCGTCTCCAACCGCCTGTATTAGTCTTATTACAAACCCCTTTACCATTCCATCACTTATTTTTTCTACTATCATAGAAAGAGTTCCTACGACAGCATTCAATCTTTGTTCTTGATACCTAATTCCTTCTTCAAGTTCAAAAGGTCCATTCTGATTTATTTTTCGTTCTTCCATTTTGTTTCTCCTTTAAAATGTAACTCAACTAATGCAATAAAAGCATTAACAATTCTTACTGTATAAATTCCAGATATTACAGCTGACACTATAAAAAAATAAGTTCCAAAACTAAATGACATTTTCGTTCCTTTCTTTTCTAATTACTTTGAATTTTGCATTTTCAAGTAATGCTGATATATCTTCCCAAATAAATTCAATTATTTGTTTATCGTCCATTTCTTTAAACTCTTCTTCTGTTGCCCAGAAATCTTCTAAAACTTTGTTTATTTGTATTTCAATTCCCATTATCTTCCTTTCTATCTTTAACGGTATGACTATTCTTTCACAGGGTTTACCAGAATGCCCCCTAATCAACTATATTGTATCCTGGAATATCTTCTTATGGATAAATTAAATAGTTCTTTATTTCAGCTCTGGTCTCCTTCTAGCATTTCCTCTCCTAAAATGTTTCCAATTCACATTCGCGAATAATTATTTCAACTTTGCGACAATCTCTATAAACACCTTCTTCTCCATCTACAACACCCCATCCACCAGATTTAACATAAGCAATGCAGTGTTTTTTCTTGTCACATTTTTCTCTCTGTTTTTGAGTACACAAAGATTGCGAATTTAAATATTTAATTAAAACATTAGTCCAACCAATTTTCTTTATTTTCATTTCTTTATTCTCCTTTTAATACTTCGTTTCGCCAATCCAGCGGAACCGCAACAAGTTGTTCAATTTCTTTAAGCCAAAGATAAAAAACCAGCGCTTCGCGATACCCAAGAATAACAGGATTTATATTTGCAAGTTTGAAAAGTTGTTCCAGAGTCATAGCTTCACTAAAAAATGGTAATCCAAGATGTTTTTCAATTAACTTTCTAATTATCTGATTATTTGAAATTTTAATTTTCTTCTTAAATGCCTGATTCTCTTTCATAGTTTTTCCTTTCTACTTTTAACATTCCAACAATTATCATCCCAAAAATAAAGTATATCTTCAGTTCCATTTCTATTAAACCTGATAATTACAGATTTATCTTCAGGAACTATTTCCAATGCTTCTTTTAAAGTTAAAAAAGGCCCATGACACATGCCAAATGAATTAGACTCGCATTCTATTCCAATTCCAAATGCCGTCTCAATTTTATAGGAACGACCTCTGCCTTGTGTGTTGATTTTTTTCATTTGTCACTTACTCTCTTTCCGGGTTTTGACCCCTCGAAATAATAATGATACCGAACTACATGCTCTGGTAGTTCCTTCTGTAACATCTCGGTGAGGTGTTCACCAAGCGGCCGCATCAAGTCGGCGATTTCCTTTGAGACTTTGTAGTGCTCGCAGACATTCCCCGCGCATACGAGACTATCAAAAATATCGTTCCACTGCTCGATGGCAACCCCAAGCTCTCGTGTTAAACCAAGCGCTTGCCATAAGCGGGACACCTTATTATCACCATCATTCCATAGCCCCGTCGAAGAAAAATCAAACATGATTTTGAGTTTCATTTCACTTTCCTTTCTTCCAGCATCTCGTACACTACATCACGGAGGGCGAGGGCAAAATTTGCACTGGTGATTATTCTATTCATTGATTCTTCCCAGAGCTTCCACCACATATTTCCTTGCCACCACCATATTTTCAACTCATGCGCCGCATCAACTATCGCGGCGAGATCGAGGTGATAGGCGGGTGGAGTTAAATGTTTAAATCCACTTAAATCTGTCCACCACGTTATCCCTTCAGCCGACGCCTCCGCAATGACAGCGTTCTTCTGGTCGTCTGTTAGTTCGGTCATTTCTTGTCTCCTTTTATTATCTCCTCACGCAACTTTTGGTTTGCATAATAAGATAACCTCCTGAAAACCCAATCCTCATCACTGCTTTCGGCTTTCAAGAATTCGCCAGAATCGTTGCCCATGCAAACATAAAGGTGCCTTTTTCCATCTACGAAATAATGGTTCATCCCTATAATATTCCATTCATGTAATGCCAAACAATTCCACGGATAGCCAGTCATTTCTTCAACCCCTTATTCCATGCGTTAATTGCGCCTCGTTCGGTTTTGCGTGACGGGCCTGTATCACAATCCGTTCCATGGTCTGTACAATAAACTTTAAAATTGCACCACGGGTCGTAGAAA